TCATTTTACTCGAATAGTATCACCAGCATAGATCTTGTTAGGGTTGGAAATACCATTGATGTAGGCAAGATACTGATACGATGTTCCATAACGCTCAGCAATACCGCTCAATGTGTCGCCAGGCTGAATTGTGTAGTATTCCGTGCTGGCTGCTGGTGCTTCTGCAGCTGCTCCATTAATCACGATTTCTTGTCCTGGATAAATCTTGTTTGGATCTGGAATGTTGTTAATTACAGCCAGACTTTGATATGTAGTGCCGAATCTCTGCGCGATTTCCGACAATGTATCACCAGGTTGTACGATGTATGTTGTACCACTAGACTGTACGGATGGTTGTACATATGTCTGTGCTTGTGGTTGCAATGCAGGAATTGGTTGCCCTGTTGCCCCGGCATATGCTAACCATGCGTTTTCATCACTATAGAATAAGGATAAGTCTAGGTTCCCACTCCATCCATAAATTCTACCAGTTGAAGTATATTGATGCATAATGTGATTCACTGTGATAGTGTTCCACGGACTATCTACCCATCCCATAGGATTGTTATCTGCATATTGTGCAATCCACAATCCGTTGTCAGTTAAATTTGCCACTTGATCCACTGCACTATTCTGTACATATACAACTGGATTGATTCCTGTACGTGCATGAACTCTATCGCAGAATTCTTTACACCAATATGGATTACCCCATTGTGCATTCTCACCAGACTCCCAGTCGAGCACAAGCATTGCTTCTCCAAGATATCCTTGAATGTTATCTAGGAAAAAGTCAGCTTCTGCAGTTGCGTTTCCACCGCTTGCATAGTGATACACACCTAATAGTTTTCCTGCTGATTTTGCAGCTTGATATAAACTGTCGCAAATAGGATTGATATATCCCGTGCCTTGCGTAGCCTTAACAATTACTGCGTCGCAATCAAGAATTGTGTTATCAATACCCTCTTGCCATGATGCTTCATCTACCACTCTTAACATTCTTAAGCCTCCTTCTTTGGTCCATTCAAACGAGTGAACAGATCGTTAACAAAATTAGCTCCACGAGCTGCAATAATACCTGTTAAAACGGAACCTATAAAAGGAACACGAATTGGTAATCCAATAATTTCAAATACATCTACTCCTGTAAGCACGCATACAGCAATTGAAATTGCTAAAGAGCCAATTACACTTGGTTGAAGTGAGTCGGTGTATGCGCGTTTAAGATTCTCCCAAATTGCTTCAACCATGATTGCTAAAATAATAACTTGTGATAAACCATTCATTTTATTTTTCTCCTTCTACACCATATTTAATGTTTTTCGTTTTTGTATATACATCTACATAGGTTTCGTTCTTGTCGCCGTTGTGAGTCACCTCGCAATAATCTGCTTGCCCATTTGCAGACGACTTTAAAACGTTAGTGCCGACAAGTGCTTTCCAGTTTTGAAGAGTCTTACAAAACCAAACAACAAAACATTCTTCCGGTTTAACCTCGACAAGATTTACTTCTGACATTGCCTTTGCTGCTAATTCTTTTGCTTTTTCAATCATTTTTTCTTTGTCCTCTTTTCTATCTAAAAAGGCGGCCGCATTGGTCGCCTTAATAGCAAATATTTAATTTTTGTAATAATCCCAGGCAGTGCCGAAGCCTGGCTCATTACCCTTATTGTTGTCGATTTTTGAAACGAACACAATTCCTCTAGCGATTGCTAAATCACCTTTGTTGTAAGTGACTTTTTCGTCCCACGGCTTGATTTCAACTTTTGGCTTATCTTGGCTGTTCTCACTTGCTTTTAACAGTTTGTAATGCTTACTGTCTTTATCTGGAGTATTGTACTCGCTTGATGTGACTGCTTCAACAACCTCATACGGATTGCCTTTGTATTTGAAGCGCTCTCCCTTTTTATAAGGAAATTTGAACACATTCCAGTCATCTAGGAACTTCGCCCACTTGATTACGTCTTTAATTTCAGCATTTTGCAAACCCAATGCGATAAAATGTGCTACTGCTTCTGATTCTGCTTTCTGTTTCGCTAATTCCATTTCTGCTGCTGGAATTTCTTCAAAAGTAAATCTAATAGATACATTATCACTATCAATTACTTTAGTTTCAAAACCTAACATTTTTACGGTTTCAAATTCATAAATTACGTTTTCATTCTCAATACTATAGTCTACGATCTTAGCATGTGAAACATTATTTTGACTCATCAAAATAGCCGTATCATAGATTTTGTTTAATGGAATTACCATTTCAAAACTATCTTTTTGATATGAGTTGATTTTAAAATTTCCACCATCTTTTAATTTAATTTCCATTTTTACCTCACTTTCTTATTCTATTCTTTTCCAAAAGTTTACTGCATAGTAAGGTGGTGCTACATCAATAGAGGCGGTTTGACCAACAACAGCGGTAAAGTGGTTCCAGCCACCAAATCCTATATTAGTGCCGGCAACTACATATGTCGCATTGCCTAAAGCACCTATATTTGTATCATTTACAGCTTTGTATCCTATTACATTAGGATTGTTATTAGTTGCACCAATGGCAGCAGCAAGGTTGCCATTTCTCCCATCTAGACTACCGTGAGAGTGAGTGAAACTACCGCCCTGTGACTTGATAGGCGTATTTTTGCTTGCGCCAATCAAGAATTTATCCTCAATCTTTTCCCATTTACCACCAAGAATGATGTTTGGATCGTAGTCCTTATTCTCATTCATGAGGATTGAGCCAATCGGGTAAAAGAAATCAATCAATCTTTGATATGTGTTGTTATTTTTTAAGTAAAACGCTTCTGCACAAAAGTTACCATTTACATCAACTTGTGTTTTCCCGAGTTGCATAAGCGCTTTTTCGATAGCCAATGTAATATCACGACTAATCGACTGTCCAAACTTATCGGTAGCAGTCAACGTATATGTGTACGCTTGGTTTGGGTTCGCCCCACCAATCGGTTTTGTTGCAGACCATTTATTACTATTAAGAATTCCTGTTGTATTACCTGTTGCGCTACCTGTAATCGTGATATTGATAGCGTTGGTTGTATTGCCGACCTTACCTTGCCAGTATTCGCCATCTGCACTAATTGCCCCATTGCTACTTTCTGCCCCATTACGAGCCACATTTAAGTTGATAATGGATGGTCTAACGTATTGATGATATTTTGCTTTCTGTGTCCAGGTTATAACGTTGTTGCGGCTGTCCGTAGCTGTAATCGTGTACGTTATTTCACCACTTGCATTTGTCAAACCATCGAATAAAACATCCGCTGTTGCTGTATTGACTGTTTTATTAAAAATTCCAATACTTACAGCGATTGATTTAATCGTTGCATGTTTCTTAGCGTTTGCGGTTACCTTAACTCGTTTCTTAGATAACAAAGACATGCATTCATATACATTTGGGATAAAAGGTTTTGCAACTCCCTCGTCTGACACAACAACACTATCAAGTGTTGGAGAATCCGTAATCGTGAGTTCTTTTGTATAGGCAACCGATTCGCCTATCTTTGTTTTGAAATCCGATGTCCATGTTTCCAGTAAAATTCCAATATTGCATCGCCCTTTATCAAGATTTTTTGTTGTTTCGTATATATCTTCCCATTCAGCACTATTCAATTTGATAACTGTTCCGCTCGTATAATCCTGTATGGTTTTTATAAACTTAATACCCATAATAGCGATGTTTAGCTTTTCTCTAAATGCACTATTTTTTCTTGTATATGTTACTGAATATTCACCTTTTATATTATCCAATGAGTAATCATCGATTGCTGCGGCTCTTGGAATAGTCGTTAATGCGATATATCCGCCTGTATTAACAAAGCATGTTTCAGGCATCCAGTTCAAAGATGATTCTTTGACCCACTCAATACCACCGTACCCCAGCAATGAACCGTCATTATTATGTGTAACAACGATGTCGCCTGACACATTTATAGTTTGATAACCTGCAAGAACTGTTACAACTGTGTCCGCACTTAAGTATTTCGTGCCCTGTCGATTATCGTGCCAGTATAGTCTGATAACGCCGTGACCATTACCATAAGTATCAAATAGCGTTGCCCTATCAGGGTTATAGATATAGCCACTTATGTGGATATTGGTAGTATTATTTGCAATATTTGTAAGATATTCATACCACTCCACATGTAGATTCATTCTACCTCTGCCAGTTGGAGGTATTACCTGCAAATCACCTGTATATGCCATAACTATTCACCTCCGACCCAGTATATATTTGTGCACGAAACAGTTTCACCGCTAATTTCTTTCATCGTTCCGCGCTTAAATTTGTGCGCACCAGTTGCGAAATTACCCTCTGCTTTTAATGATTGAACTCTAGTTTCAGTAGAGTTTACATCAACCATGACTTTTCCATTAACAACAATCTTTGATGATTTCTCGTCAAGCACCTGTTCTGTTGTTGAACCTTCTTTACCTTGAATGTGCATACCATCAGATTGCAACTTAATTTGTTTTAGAACAGCAGTTTTGCCGTCTATTTCTTCAGTTAATGTTTGACTGATACTATCTTTCGTCAATTGCAATTCAGCCTTAGTTGCATATTGTTGTGTCTGTGCTTCTAATGCATGCAAATCATCATTTGTTGATTGTAACGATTTTTTAATCGCTGTTGTTTCCTGGACTGATAAGTTAATGGAATTATTCAACTGTTCAATTGCTGATTTGTTTGAAACCGTTACATCAATCAAGCCATTTAGCGTATCATCTCTGACCGCATCGGAATAACCGATACCATCATCAGTAAAGATGGTTTTATATCTTATCCATACCCACGTATCGTTGGCTTTTTCTGGTTGTGTTACGCTCCAGGATCCACCTATAGGTTCTGTCTTTGAAGTCGACAGGTAATATTCTGGTGTTACTTGTTTAACTCCTCGTCCGGTCTTTCCTGCTATTGATGGTGAATATACTTCGGACGATGTACCATCGCTATATTTCCACGTTGCTTTAGTCCATAGAGTATAACCTTCATTTACTAATGGAATATCGTTCAACCATTCACCTGTAGGAACTGTGGTTGCACTGTTACTAGCCTGGTATGTAAGTGTAGGACTACCAACAATACCACGGCCTGTATCACCTTTAATTCCTGTTAGTTCAAAAGGCTCATGCTTAATCTCTGTATCATTATTCACAACATCTGCAAGCATGTACCACATGTGTTGCCCTACAATCGTAGAAGGCTGTACAGTGGTCCATGCTGAATCTGTTTTGGACGGTTTATCTTCTGACGTCGTTTGTAGATAATATTGCTTTGTACCAGAAACTGTTCCAGCAGAAATATTTTCGACTTGTGTCTTAATCTTGTTTGTTTCAACTTGCAGATTACCTACATCGCCTTTTGCATCTTCAAGATTCTTTGCGACAATTTCAAGCTTGTTTGCATCTTGATCAACTTTAACCTGGAGACGCTTGATCCTAACTTTATCAGATACCTTAGTAACAACAGAATCGACATTCTTTAATGCAACCTCTCCATCAAGTTCGACAACAGACTGTGTACCTACATACTTGCGCTTAATGCTTAGAACGATACACTTATTCCCATCATACGTGGCAGTATCGCCTAATTTAATCGTATCTTTGCCAAAGGTTTTTAAACTTGACATACCGTAGAATGATTGGCTATTATACTTCGCTAAAATAGCATCTGTATATGTTTGGCTATCGCAATAGGAATTGTTTGCATCAATGTAGATTGTCTTACCTGTATCGTTTCCTGAAGCAATCAAATTAACACCGTCATCATACGCAACACGTGAGATGGTTATCAGATCTGTTTTTTCAAAATCTGATGTAAATTCTATATCGTGATTAGTAGTAAATAGATTTCTGAAGATAAGCGTATTTGACTCATTTATGAGTGCATTTGTACCACTTAATTCAGCAATCCAGCCAATGTAATCACGCATGATTATTGTTGTATCTATCCACTGTGCTTTTTTGTTCAGTACAGTATTTGATAACCCTGTTTTATCAATGCCGACACCAGCCAAATTAGCCATCTCATCTAATTGCTGCGAGATAGTTGGATATTTGTCCTTTTCATAAGTTAATTCACTTTTATACGGCTTATTGAACTTAATCATCACGTCATACAAATTCAGTGATAATTTTTTTGTATATTTCTCTGGTGCTTCTTGTACGATGAATTCTTGTGTTGGGATTCCTGCACTATCAGCTTCTTTTAGATCAATCAAAAAGGTGTTCCCAGCACAATCACTAAGAACACCATCTGTATTGTTTAAATCGAGATCCAACATCATGCTTGGAGTGTTACCCAAAAGTCTATCCTCTTGCATGCTGTTAGACGAGCTGAACGATACTACTAGATCTGTTATTTCAACAGGTGTTGCAGTTCCTTTTTTAATATAGACTTTCATATTCTTTAGCACTCCGTCAAATCAAAGGTGTAGCCTTGGCTATAAATGCCATCACCGATAGCAATATACTTAAATTTACATTTACTGCAATACATTTTGTACGTTTTACGCCGCAGCGTTTTAATATCAAATGTTTCGACCATAAACTCTGGTGGTTCTAGCATATTCATTACTTCTGAAACCACTTCTAAGTCATCGATGGCATAAGCCAGCGCAATCTTCAACACACGAGAACGAATACGCATACGATGCATGATTCCTTTTTTAACATCGCGCAACGAACTGTCACTGTCTAAATCACCATATTCAGGTTCAAACTTAGTCGGCGCAGGGAGATCTTTACCATCAATTTTAATTTTTATCAATTCATAATCAATCATGCTTTAACCTCCCTTTGCTAACTGTAGTTGTTTATTTCTTTGATCTATTAGTTTTAGCAATTTATCTCGGTCAATCACGATTCCTAGATTTTGTAGTGTCTCTAAGATTTCATACATTAGTTGGATAATTACTTCTTGACCATTACCGCCTTGTGATGACATCAGTGCATCGTCTATCGCACGTTTGGTCTGTTCATAGATCTTACTCTCAGGCGAAACGATTTCACCCTCGTGGCGGTTATCACCAATTAAAGCTAATCGTGGAGCATTTGCTCCAACGTATCCACCTTGTGCCAATGCTGGAATATTAGGTAAATCTACTCGGAAGCCTTTACCACCGATAATAGGCACCCAATCCGGTACAGTGAAGCCTACACCGTTGATTCGGTTAATTGCACCATTGACAATAGCAATAACCGCATTGATTGGTCCTTTTACCACACCTGAAATCGTACTGAAAATACCACCGAAGATATCAACAATACCCTGCCAAGCTTGTTTCCAATTTCCTGTGAATATTCCCTGGATAAAATTAATCAAGCCACCAAATATCTGTTTGATACCATCGAAAATTTGTTGTGTTCCACTGAAGAACGCCATTACGATTCCGTTGATAAACTTAAACGATGAGCTGAAATTTGTTCCGAAAACTCTATCCAAGAACCCTAAGAATGTACGAAGTACTTCCTGTACTCCTTGCATAGCTTTATCAACATCTAATGTGAAGATACCAATCAAGAAATCAGAAAAGCCTTTGAACATCGAAGTTGCACTCTTCAACAACTCATCAACGAATTTGCCAAGAACCGCAAATGCATCTAGCATTGCTCCCTTAATGAAATCCGCTAGTGGAGATAAGATATTGTTCCAAACCCATGCAACACCTGCTCCAATTGCTTCAATGGCAGGTTTCCAACCATTCCAAACATCTACAATTGTTTTTAAGGCAATGCTTAGGACTGTTACCAAGAAATTGGCTATTGGTGCAAGTACGTTATTCCAAAGTGAAAGCAGTCCGCTAAAGAGCACATCAACAGCTTTAACAAACACTTCTGCTAAGAAGGTAGCAATCGGTACAATGACCGTGTTGAATACATCTAACAGAAAAGCGCCTAAAGGAACTAAAACGTTATTCCATAGATTGCTTAGGATCCCTAACAAGCTATCTAGTGCTGTCTGTACTAAAGCTCTAAAATCACTACTTGTCTGATACAAATAGATGAGCGCGGCAGATACTGCAGCTACAATCGCAGCGAAGAATAAAGCCGTTCCAGTTGCTGTACCAAAGACTGCCTGTAACGATGTCAGCACCCCTTCACCGTTAGCTATGCCTGTGAAGAAAGTAGAAAACCCTGTTGCTAAGGACTTTAGTGGTGCTAAAAGTCCAGTGAATACACCTTTAATAGCACTCCAATTCTTTATGATTCCAAAAGTCGCAAATCCTGCAAACATTCCACCTAAAAGTGAAGTGATGATTACTTTGTGGTCTTTTAAAAATCCAGTAACTTTATCGAACACTCCTTTAACGCGATTGTAGATTTCATCTACTCCGCTCATGTCAATCGAGCCATCAGGAATACCTAAAGATCCAAAGTCAGCACCACCACCTCCAGCGCCTCCACCTCCTCCGGAGTCTGAGTTCTCTGAGTCATGCAATACGTTTAAATCATCGAAGCCAGCAAGGGCTCCTTTTAATTTATCCGCCGCTTTACCTGCCTTACCAAGTCCAGAGGTTAATCCACCTGCAGCGGCGCCAGCCTTACCTATATTGGAAGCTATTGCACCTGTAGCACCTGCCGCACCTTTACCACCAGTTAATAATCTGGTGAATGCAACGAAGTAATTAGCAAGTGTCTGTAGACCTCCTAGAATGACGTTTATGACACCAATAATTGGAGTTAATACATTTATCAAACCTTGGCCAATTGTCGCCTTAAGCTCTTCAAAACGAAGCGATAGGACACGTGTACTATTTGCCCAACCGTCTGATGTTCTTTCGAAGTCTCCTGCAGCATTAGAAAGTGCGTTCTGTACGAATGCTAATCGTAATGCTACCTTTTCTTGCTCTGACATCTTGGCTGTTGTTTTACCGAAGCCATTCGCCAAAGCATATTCATCAAGAGCTGATTGAGTCATAACGACACCCAAGCTCTTGAGTGATTCTGTTTCACCTGTAAATACAGATTTCAACTTAGTGAATGCCTCATCATTCGATAGGTTATAGAATGATGCCACATCACCTGTTAACGTTGTTATAGCTGAAGCCATATCGTACGATGCGGCTTCACTGTAACCAAATGCCTGCGCCATAGAACCAAGTTGTCCCATGTACTCTTTAGCTACCTTTTGCGACATACCGATACTTGTTATTGCGTTACGTGCAAATTCGTCTACACGTTTTGACATTGTAGGGAATGTAACGTCAACAACGTTTTGGACTTCAGCAAGGTCAGAGCCCAATTGAATACATTGCGATCCAAATCTTGCCAAAGCAGTGATAGCCAATACTTTGCCGATAGTAGCACCAATAGCATTAAACCTACCGGTTAAGATGCTATCTGCCTTATTTGCAACTTTCGCTACATCTTTTTCAAGATTGTCATTCAGTTTGACACCTAATTCAACGGACCCTACTTCTGTTGCCATCTAATCACCTCTCATTTCTATGAAACCAATGCCTTCATGGCTTCTTCAAGGGCTCTCATAGACTGCATATAGGACTTGCTATCGATAGGTTTCTTACTCTGTCTTGCCTGCCACTCATCTCGTATCCTTTTATCGCTTGCAGACATGTTTTTAATGCGTTCTTTATCCGTAGTGGATCTAACATCAACCACATGCCCTAATGGCGTATCACCATTCAATCCAGTAAGTAGAGTACAGAACTCTCCCCACTGCATTTCAGGCTCATATCTTAAACGGATTCCGTATTGCTGAGTAACAGAAGCATCGATTAAATCCCAATCCTCAAACAAGTCATAGTAAGACTCATCGTTATGCTGTGGTGTTACGAAAAGTTTTTTCCATTTCTTCAAATGACTTATCTGTAACAAGAGCCATCATTCCAATAAACAGCGATTGATAAGCTGTAATAGATAACTCCATTGCTTCAATTTCTTTAAAAGCCTCTTCTCCAAGACCTAACTTAATAGCCTTATCGATTCCATCTACTGAAGCTGCACCCTCATTAAGCAATGCGTTCATCTGTAGAACTGTATTTTTGCGGTCGTCAACTTTATAAGTTTTTCCTTCTGCAACTTGTAAGAACTTAGGCTCATTTACGAGCTTTGCACTAATATCGATAATTTTTCCCATATACATTTAAAAGGGCAGCCGTCTTGACCGCCCATTCCTTTCTATTTTTTGTTTTTAAACTGCTGGAGTATAAGTTGGCTTTCCATCAGAGTTAACTGTGAACTCTAACGCTCCAACATTTGTTGAGTCTCCACCTTCAGCAGATGTGACATCCACAATCGCATTGAAGGCTAACTTCGCACCACTTACCATTGTCCATTCAAATGGAATAGTAGCTTCCTTGCCTGTCTTGAAAGCAAGAGAAGCGATGTAGTCGTTACCTTCATCACCAATGTTTCTCTTACCCTTGAATTCAATCTTCAAAGACTTGGAAGTCATCAGACCACGCTGCCAACCTTTTGTATCCATAGGATTCCAGTTTTCAATACCATTAGAGAATGATACTGAAAAAGACTCCAAATCAGCTACATTAACTTTCTTTGGAGTAGCTTTTGTGCCAATATCAAACTTGAATTCATTGTTAAATACTGGGAATACACCTGTATATTTTTCAGACATATTATTTATTTCCTTTCATAATAAATTTCGATTTCTATGACTGATTCATAGATTCCTTTATCATCCGTTCCAACGTCTTGTGGTTCCGGAACTAGCATGTTAATAAACTGCACTTTCCAATCACCTATAGTTGGATGTTTTGCATTCATGATTGTTTCAAAAAGCGTATTTGCTGCTTCATCTGTTTCCCTGGCATTGTTGTTCCAGTGAATCAATAATGATGCACGTTTAACGTTGTACGAAGACTTATTGCTTAATGCCGTTATTGGACTACCAGAAGTAGACAACTGGTAAACACCTATCGCCTTATCAGGCTTCTGATCTAACTTACCGATATAGTAATGTTCAAATAAATTTAGTGTTTTCAACCAGTTTCTAATTTCATAAAGTCTCATTGTACTAGACATCTGCACACTCCTTTACAAACGATTCAAATCGTCTTTTTACCCAACCTGCATATTTGCCTTTAGAGGTCCACGGTTCAAACCACTTACCACTTGCATGCTCATTGTTTTCTGTACGGAAGTTATATTCCGGATGAAAATAAAGCCTACGAGCGTATGGAGTGGATGAAACTACATAAGCGTTATCAGGATTACGTGTATCATCAATAAACGTATTTTCCTGCAGGGTTCCTTTGTCAAACGGTATCACTTGCTTATCTCGTACATCTGTACGGATAGCATCAGCCGTCTTGTACAATGCCTGCCGTAATCCATCTCGCAATGTAGCAACGTTTCCGTAATGGATTCTAACCTTACCCAAGATCTACCTCACAGTAATTCACGCTACCATCAGGGTTGCGTACCTTCTTCCCAGAAACTATTGTTCGTTTCTCCCCAAAGATAATCGCCTCGCCTGCGCCAATTTCAAGCACGCTAGGGGCTATATCTCCGTTAAATAGGCAAATACCCGTCAATTGCACAAACGTCTCTTTATCGGTACGTACGCGCTTTGCAGAGCCTTGATAATTGCACAAGGCATCCAGCTCTACAGCTTTGACCGGTGCTCCATCTTCATCGATTCCCTCTTGATGGAAAATCAAATGAATTGGAGTCTTGCAGAACTGCGGTAATACCAATGATGGCCAACTACCCATAATAGCTAAACCCTCTATAGCAAAGACCTGTTCTAAGTAGTGTTTGATACAATTCTTCAGGCATTGCAATTCCACCTTCTACATGTAGATTCCACGCTTGGCCAAACTGCATTGAAACACCATTGATCGCGTAGCTACTCAAGTAGGTCTCTAACATGCTTTCATTTTGATAAAGAAATTCTGCTTGCTGGCAAATCACATCTTGGATGGAAGACTTACGAAAAGGGGACAGGCTGTCAAAGCCCATCCCTTCGATTCTTCCTCTACAGATAGTGTTAACTTGCCGTGAAGCAATCTTTAAATATCTATCAGCATTACCCTCAGTCAAGATAATACCGTTATAGGTGTCCTTGTAATACGCTTTATCGACGTATTGCATTTACATCACCTCATTTCTTGTTGCTTTTCTTATCTGTTTCTTCGATTTCAGGCTGAATCTCCGGTTCAACAATTAGCTCAATAGGCTCAACATGTTCAACCGCTTCTAGATCCACTTCTTTTACGAAGATTTTTCCTACTGTTTCTGCCATAATCTGTACCTCTTATTAGGCAACGTGGTGGCAATATACACCAGCAAGCTTGTTTTCGTACACGTCTACCAAACCATACTTGCGGTAGCCAAAGATATAGCCGTCTGCTGTTTGGTTTTGATCAGGTGTAACAATCTTAGGAGCGACGTGCTTGTTGTACTTCAATACAGCGCTCTTTTCAACAATCATGAAGTTGATTTCCTTACCGGCTGTGTTCTTTCTGAAACCACCAGCTTCTTCGCCGCTTGTCTTACCATCAAGTAAATCAATTGTTGTGTAGAAACGAGCTTGTGGAACTTCTACAACCTTTGAGAACTTGTTTAGAACAGCCTTAGACTTTGTTGTGTCTAGGTCATCAATCAAGCCCTTTAATGTAGGCGTGATGTAAAGGATACGGCTTTCTGTTGGAACCTGGTCTTCATCCATCTTTGTAGATGCTGCACGTAGAGCTTTAACTGCATCTTCTCCAGTAGCTAAGGTTCCAGTTGCGCTTGAAACGCCTGTCTTACCTGCTAACTTGGCAAAAGTAAATGCATCTCCTTCAGGAGCTACCTTTGTTCGTGTGAATTCGCCCATAATCTTTGGAGCAATCACGTTCATCGTTTCTTCTTCATCCATGTTGTCTACATTGAATGCACGACCACGCTCATAGTTGAACTTAACAGTTTCATACTTGAACTTAACGTTGCCCTTTGTATAGCCTTCGTTACGGTCATACTTTCCTAAACCATCCATCTCTAACTTAGGAACAACGATTTCATTTGCGTTTGCTCCTTCTTTAGCTAGTTCTGGATCGGATTCTAGATCGGCTGTTAATGATGCGAGTGCATAAGCCTGATCTAAGAGTGGTACATACTTCTTTGCATATTCGATTGTATTTGGCATTTAACATTCCTCCTATTTTTTAACACCAAAATTTTTGGCAAGGACATCGTCTAATGATGCCTTTGAGTTGGAGCCATCTGCTCCGATTTTTGTGAAACCTTGTGTTGTCGTTCCTGCCTGTGCTTTAAAATCAGGGAATGCCTTTACAACTTCTTCAATAGCAGCTTTAACGCTATCTTCATTAATTTCCCCTTTATCGTTTAACAGCTTGGAGCGATCAATAAGTTTTGCTAAGAAAGGTAATTTTTCAGCGCTGACACCTTCAGCAAGTTCTGAAATCTTCTTATCGATTTCAATGTTTTGAATCTGTAACTTTAATCGCTGATTTTCTGCAAGCATGTCTGCTTGTTCTTTTTCTTTAGATTGCTTGTCAGCTTCTTTCTTATCCTTGAACTCTTTGATTGCCTTATCCATTTCATCAGCAGATACACCCTGCTCCTTTAGATACCCTTTCAGGGCAGCATATTGAGCTTGTGATCCACGCTTATCTAAAACATCAGCAATCTTGTCGTAGTCGATAGAAACGTTTGTATTTGCTCCTTGCGCGCTAGGTGAAGCACCATTGTTGTTATTTCCATCTCCTGTGTTTGGTTGTGCTCCATCATCAGCAAAAAACTGAATGTGAAGCGGATACTTTAATACTTCTTTCATAGTTCCTCCTGTTTTTTTTTGGGTGTCTCCCTTAAATCAAACACGCACAGTTTTTAAGGCATATCGTGATTGGCCATAAGAAAAGCCACTACTCTTCTGCAGTGACTTCTGTTTCTTCGATGATTTCTTCACCTTCACTTACGATTTCCGCTACTCCGAACATCGTAAGAAGCTCAGCACGTTCTTGAGAACATTCAAATTGATCATCAACAATCATCAATTTATCTTGTTCTCTATCGAAATAATCCTGTGTGACCTTAACTTGCACCATTTCCTTTCTCCTTTCATGCATGAAAAAAGCACCCTTAGTAGAGTGCTTATCCGATTTTTATTTAACAATATAACCCGCTTTTCTGAGCATTACCTTTTCTTCTTCAGTAGGACGATGTATTGCAATAGGCATTGTCAGTCTACGTACATAACAATCCCACGCCTTTTTTTGCTCAGAACGTGTGTGTTTTTTCTTGTTCATAATTTCAACACCTCCAATACTGTATGACTTCCTTGCTTATATAGTAGTCGGACCCAAGTATTTTTGTCAATCAGCAACTCTCTTTGTTTTTTAAATTCACTCAGTTCTTCTATATACGCGCATCTTGTCCCCGCACTTACGTAAAGTTCAATTTTGTATTCTTTATTCAATGTTCCGGATTTTGAAACGGAAGTACTCATAAACGGTTTTAACTTCACTAGTTCACCTATCTCAACATCTTTGAATAAATCTATATCTACGGATCTGTATGCAATAACATTTTCCTTTAAGTCGAATTTTGAGATGGCTTCAGACAAAATACGTGAATGCTTTTCCAAAACTGCATCATAAGGTTGAACCCCATTCAGCATTTGGTTCAATCTAAAATAAAATTGATTTTCCCTATCATCAATCGAATTATAAGTGTATTTATTGATTGAATATTTTTGTGCTTCTGTTAGGCTATTCACCCACTCTGTTGCAGCGCCTCTAAGTTTTGGAACAACCTTATCAGCAGGTAGAGCTATCTTCTCAAAGGAATCTTTAAATTTCCTGAATTCGAGATATTCTTTTGATGTTTGATTGCCCGTTTTACCGTGAATCATTGAGTTGTTAATCGCTAAATCGTTGTTATCTTCCTTATCAAAGAAGCGGCTTCTGTAGTTTGTATACTGCTCTGCTTGTTTTACATACTTCTCATCAAGCCCTATTAACTGTTGTTCTTTATCCGCATGTTCTCTAATCTTATCTTCACTTAAAGAGCCGACCTGTAGTCTTCTTTCACACTGGATTTGATGCTGTAGGTAGTGATGCTCTTGCGAGCCTGGTGGATTCTCATATGTTGGCTGTCTTGGATCACCATCATCGTCGTTATCCATACCAGGATAATAAGTGCTTAAGTGATGTTTACAGTTTGGATGGAATAAGCCACCAGATATGGCCGTACTTAGCAAAGGTAAGTTAAGTTCTTCAGCTTCTTCTGGTGTTCCTCCACTATACACGTCATCTACATACACGCGCCCCTGCCACGGTTGGCAGGTTTTAGAACACATACCATACTTTGATACCTTGACTGTATGTACACCTAACTCCTGACGTTTAGCGCCGTCTGCATACATACCGATACGCTTATTCGTTGTACGTAGTGACATCTCTGAGTATGTTGCCATATTGACGTGTCTGCCACCTTTGTACACGACACAATTAATCCCTCTAGTAAGAAAATCATTACTGGCCATATCAATCGCTTTATCAAGTGTTCCTGCGCCACTTGCTAAATACGTTTGAGCATTGTAGATGACTTTGCGGTATTCATCGTTAGCTTTACGTAGCATAGCATGTTCAGCCTTTGCTAGATCACCGGTTGTCGCTTTAACTAAAGCTTGTACCTTACGAGAATGTACCCCAAAGAAGTTTGTTTCTTTTTGGCCAAGAATGCTATCAAGAAACTGCTCATTGATTGCTTTGAATTCCGAAGAAAAAAGTCTTGGATTTTTCTTCTTGAATTCCTCCAAAGACTTTAATTGTTCCGCCTGCCATCTAGACCAGGTGAAGCCGTATTTATTTTCTTCTTCATTGTGCCTTTGCCAGTTACGTTTCATAGACGAAATCAGTTCAAGTTCGATACGTCTAAACGCTTCAGCAATATCGTATTCCATTAACTAAGCATATCCATATCTGCAGGTACATTCGGCTCAGGCAGCTGCACTGCACCGCTTTCTTCAGCAATGCGTTGTGCTTCTTCATCTTTCCATGCATCTTCTTTAGATTCGCCATACATCTCGTCTAGCGCGGTTCTAATTGACATTACTCCGCCTTGCTTAGCCTTAGTGACAGTTTCGACAACAGCTTCAAACGATGGATTTGCATACTCTCCGAAATCAACATTCACATCAAGATCAAGTAATTGTGACAAGCCCTTATTAGTCATTCCGTCTTTTACCATAAGTACACTTGCTATTAGCTTAGGGACCATTTCTGTAAAGGCTTCAATGATTGCATTTCTTGTATACAGTGTTGTTTTCTCTTTTTCTCGCTGAGCTTCAGCATTCTCTAACTTCTTTGTATCAATGCCTAGTGTTGACGGGCTAATCAAGCCTTGTAGGCATAGGTCCAAATAGGTAATGTAACTCTGCAGATAGTTCTCTGTTGGGATTGAAGGCTGCACAACGCTGATTTGCTGTTTTGCATCCTCACCAATAGCGTTTCCTGTTTTTATAAAGCGATCGTCAAAGTCATTTGGTAGAAGGTCCATTCCATTAGCGCCTTTAGGCACTAACGAATCAGGAATATACTTTGTCGCACGCCCTGCTCTAACTGCATCTGCCCATTGCGAAACAACCTCATCAAGCGCATCGTATGAATCCTTTTTCTTATCAAAAATTGATTCACCTCGACCTTTGTACATGGTTGATTCAAAGATAGAAAAAGGGATTGCCATCATAAAGCTTCCCTTTGTTTTTGTTTCCTCATCATATCCGCCAAACTGCACATCTACTAGGTCCTTTGTTTCTTCTAGCTCATAAAGGTCCGTCTTATCCAAACTATAACTATTGATATGAAATAGCTCATACTTAACATAGCCATACCCGTAGCGTTCCTTTAGTAAGTACTTACGTGTTGTCCCTTCTTGAATCTTAACCGTTTTAAAAACAATCTCCACTAATCTTCCACGCTTGTAGATTAAATCAATCTTATCTCCTGGATAAAACTCAATGATTGGCTCATCTGAAACATCGCTATCGACTGAAATTTTGAAAGCGCCATCCCCAACATACAGAGTATCTTTGATTGCTTGCTTAAACAGTTTCTTCAAATTGTTATCATCTGCAATCTTCTGCCATTCATCATTACGCTCATTAACTTCAATCTTATTGAGATCGCGTATAACGATGTCCGTTAACACTCTCACCGTTAATCCTGGCAAGCCTGTATGAATCTTGTGAATAGGTGTAGACGGCGTTGCTCCCCAGAATGTTGCATTCTTATTGCTAGTACCCTTTATTTGCTCATAGAGCGCCGATAATTCTGCTGGCTGACCACGCATCCATACTCGGTTGATTCCTGCGTTAAATTCATAATCGTAGGCTTCATCAATCGTTACACCTTCTCGATCGGCAGGTTTTATTTCAAGCCATGATTGAATAGCTTGTTTGATGTTCATTCCAATACCCATTGGTTACTTTCCTCCAATTCCTATTTCTCTCTTAAATGGCAGCCATGCATACTGATTTGCATTTATCGTATGGTCGTTGCCGTCTTCGGGTTCATATTTGTTTTCCTTCCAGCTGTAGACTTCCATTTCGTGGATGTGATTCTTGCAGTGATCCAATACCAGGTAATCACATTTAGCAATCCATCCTAGCTGCAGATTGATTCGGTCAATAATCTTTGTTTTCTTGTAGGCTGGTATCACCTCGTAGATGCTGCCATTCAAGCGTTTATATTTCTGCCATTCTGTGATGGTCGCTTGATCGGCCGAATCCAAGAACATGTACTTTGCATATCCCCACTTCTCTCGATTTCGTTCCGCAAAGTCAACTAATCTTTGGACTGTGTCGCTTGGAGCAATCGGAATCTGTAGATCCGCATTGTTGTAAACTTCTTCATCAAGTGTTATCAACTTGCCATCAACAGTTATTCCTTGGAACAACATCGCAATCGTATCAGGCGACTTTTGTGAGTAAGCTGTATCAATTCCTACGGTGAAAACCTTAAAGGCCTTCCTGAGCTTGTCTTTGCCGCCTATTTGAGCGATTAATCGATCGAGCGTAATAACATTCGTCTTACGCTCGAAGTTACTAAAAACAAGCCCTGTGGCTCTTCCACGAAGCCCCTTGATTTTATTCTTCCAAAGTTTGGTCCCGACTGGCACTGATTCGATAATCTGCTTTTTCTTTTCTGCAGATAATCCGTAGTTATCATCAAAATTAAAAAACCAGTGTATCCAGTTTGGATGCTCCGGTTCGTTTAGGTCGTTTAGAATCTCTTGTGGCGTTTCCTTTGTCCATTTCTGAATAGGACGGCAACGGTTGATGTACTCTTTGTATACGGGGAGCGATGGGTCATCAGGGTTCAATGTCATCATGGTATAGTCTGCACGCATAATAGACTCGCGCACAAACTCCATGTTTGCTGTGTTTACTTCGTCAATAAGTAGACAACCGTACTGACCGCCTAATGCATCCTTCCACTTCTCTTTTGTGGAATAACCAACGATAAAGACAATCTTGTCTCCGGTTGTGGCATGCACGATCAAGTGTGGCATCTTGTATTCTTTTGATCCATTGCCTTTGTACTCTACAAGATCGCCAAAGTCATCCAAAATACCAAGGTCTTTGTTAATCAGGTTCTTTTCTACCGTGCCTGTGTCATCACCAGCGATGATGTGGAGCTTCTTAGGGGATTGCCAAACCTTCAAGATGAACTTATAAACCCCAACGGTTGTTTTACCTGCAGCAGTTGAACCTTCAAGTGCTTCCAGTTCTGCATCATACTTTAGAAATGCTTTGAACTTAGGTGATAAGATTAATCGCAAATCGCTCATTCTTCATCAGCAACCTTCAACTGTTCGATTACATCATCGACCTTAGACTGCTTTGTTTCTAGTCCACCCGATAGTTCGACTTTCTTTTGGAACATTCCTAAATGTTCGCCTATTAGTTTAAGAGCCGTATTAGCGCCCTTGCTATCAAAGGTAAACTCAGCATCAGAATCAACGTAAGAATGCGAATCAGAATCCCACACCTTAACAGGCGTAGCTTGCATGCATCTGTTTTTAACTTCAATAAGGTCTTTGAGTACATCTGCAGCAGTCACCTTAGCCTCTTGAGCAATCTGCTCTTTCAGCTCACGCACGTACGCGGCAACGTTAGCATTTGCTAGCAGTCTACTAGAATTAGCAGATGCAGTTCTATCGCTTTTACAGTTGGTATACACTAACTTATAAGCACGTATTGCGTTTAGATCTACCACGTACTCTTCACAGAAACGCTTTTGCTTGTCTGTTAATTTCTTCATAGGCTTGCCCCTTTCTAATCGTCATACACACATTGGAAACTATCAGCCGGAAAGCTAGTACATGGAAAGATTAAACACAAAAGGAGTACTTATATGAATAGTTTTTAGGGTGATTTCAAATGTTAAGCTGATAGTTTCAAATCTGCATAAGAAAAAAACCACAAGCATTTCTGCCTATGGTTTTCGCCTACGCCCATTATACACCTAAAAGTCGTGGGACATGTCCCAAAATTTAGTTTTACAAAAGTTTTAGCAAAATGTCATCCAGTTTTCTAGACGTCGTACTCTTTCCGTTGTACATATTCTGTGCCAATTCTCTTAGTGTCTTTTTATACTTGTAGCGTTTTTCGATTAGCTGCATGTCTTCTTCATCCAGCTTATTCAACTTCACCTGCACACGACTAATCAAGCAAAGCAAGTCTTGCTTTTGCTTTATAAGTTGGTCCTGTTCCTGGAATAGTTCAAGCATATTGATATCACTATAGATTCTAGTTCCTTTTTGATACTTCGCCTCTTCTGGGCTAACGATTCTAGGACTTCCAATTGATGTAAGCTGTGCATCGATTTCAGCGATGCGCTCGTTAACGGTCTCAAGCTGTTTCTTATATTCGTAGTGATTACGCAGCTCACGATCAATTACTTGTAGGTCTTCTCTGTATGGGTCTTCATTAATCATTCTTCGCTCCAATCTATCGCCTGCCCGCATTGAGTACAATAATCCTGAAAAGAAACAAGCACCCTCGCGCCGCATTTACATAATCCGTTTTTTAACAATTTGTGTGGTGTAGCCTTATCTACTAATTCTTGTAAGGCTTCAGATGATTTAAATAGAGTCACTTTTTCTTTCGATGTCTGCACGTAGTGTCTCAAATAATTTTCGTATGCACTTTCTTTTAAAAATCCTAACGCTTCTTGATATTTATTCACCATCCAAATAACTCCTTAAATTCTTCAATGTTATCTTCATCATAAAACTGTTCACCTATTACAAAATGCCAGCAATGATCTTCGACCAACTTTACACAGATGTCCTTTTCTTTCATTTTTTCGCAATCATCAAAATCACTGCATCTTACTGCTCTGATATCACGCCAGTCATCAATTTCTAAATCGCATTGATACATATAGCCATTACTGCTGTGTGCAAGTGATTTTGCTTTTCCTACTGTTTCTGCCCATACAAGGCTTAAATATGGATCATTCCCTGTTCTATCACTTAATATCCATGCTTTCATTCTTCTACCTCTTTCAACTTGCACCATTTAGGTTTCTTTATTTTGCCTTGAATTTTTCCACGCATAACTTTTGTATATTTCCCATTTTCTTCAAGGTCAATAACGCAAACAAAACCATTTGTATTAGGCTTGTTCAACTTCTTATCAATTGGGTCAACATCTACTTCATGTGCCCAAAAAGGATAATGATAACGTAAACGTCCAAACGGACATTCACCGCAATGTTGAGGGATTTTCATTGGGACTATATATTTGTTCATAGTCCTAAGTCCTCTAAGGTGTATTCTTTGCGTGGTTCCATTCCTTTATACATTTTTCCTGTCTCAAAGAGTGGAAATGTTAAAGTTTCATTACTTTGAAAACCAATCGATATGTATTCTGATTCTAATACAAAACAACGTTTTTCAATGTATCTAACATCTTTTCTAAATGGCTTGATAACCGCTGATAAATAAGCCTTTTCTCTTTCGGTTAGAATTTCAGGAACATATTCTTCTTCTAGCCATTCAAGAAATTTTTTAATGCCAGCTTCATTAGTGCATGCATACTCTTTTACGATTTTTCCGTTATATTCGATTTCGACATAAGTTATATAGCCATCAAGTCTAGTTGTGCCGGTGTGTTCTACTATGTGTAAGTGTGCTAGATTATATTTTTCTTTATTCTTCATTATTCTTCTCCTACTTTCTTGATTTCTATCATCACTCCTGGATACCAAGTCCAAATCTTACAGAGATTCAGCTGGACGATATTTTTGTCGTCTTTGAAAAATCCCAGTTCCTGCATTACATCCTGTAGCATCTTGTTCGCATTATCTAAATCGGGTTTGTTGGTACATGGTTCGCCGTTTTTATGTTTGCCAGCAGGAAAGCCCCAGATGATACTCAATGCGATCGGACCATCAAGCGGTTTATCAGGGACATATGTAGCTAAATGAGCACGATACTTATTTTTTGCATCGATTACATTGCTATTTGCATAAATAGTCTTGGTCTTGAAGTTGACCTTTTTTTGTTGCGCCGTAGTAGTCGGTGGAATCATTTGTAGAAATATCTGCATTATTATTTTTCATCCTTCTGATTTATCTCACTTTGAATTTCTATATCTCGAATGATACGACCGGCAGTTTTATGTGAAATCGCTGGGTAATATTGTTGTAGTATTGCTTTTAAATCATCAAGCGTGATTTTCAATTTCATTTTTTATCCTCTTCTTTCTCGCGCGTTAGGGATGGAGCGTGTGATGTTGGGAATATGCCCGCACCTTAAGCGGGGCATTTCCCTACTCACACACATCCCTGTCACACACCTGGGACATTTACAAATGTATATTTATATACGTTTTTGTCCCAACTAAATGTCCTAGGACAATAACATGTTCTTGTCCTGTGTCCCAAGTTAAATTTAAAGGGTAGGACAATAACGCTATTCTGTTTTTGTCCCAACTAAATGTCTTAACCTTAAAAGATACATGGGACATATAAATTTTACGTTTTTGACTCAACCTCAATATTTTTAATAACAGTTGTTTCTTCACCTTTTTTGGACACTTTTTTATACAGTCCGTTAGACTCTTTTATACGCCTATAGATTGTTTTTTTCTCAACGCACAATTCATCAGCAAGCATTCCAACAGTCACTTCATCATGTTCTTGCGATAGATTTTCAAACGCAATTCCAAACTCATTCAACCGTTGATTTGAATTTTCTTCAGGGGTTTTCCTTGCCTTCATTGCACGTTGCCATGACGGTAAGTCCTCGTCAAGCGGTATATCTGCAAGCACTCCTGTTGTATCGACTGTATGAATCGGATAGTTGAACCATATGTCAGTTTGCTGCGGCTTAGGAAATTCTCTAAGTGTCATATCTACTCGCCACGCTGTCATTTGTGAGGCTTTTAATTCTGCTTGTTGTGTAATGATTTCTATCTGCTTATCGTTAAGCTTTCTTTTGATTGTCACAGAATCATACAAATGGCTACCCATCTGTTTTCTGCTCATAAAATCATCGTACGGAATCGTTTCGTAGTATTCAGGGTTGTATTGCTTTATTATTCTCGCCCATTCATCACATACAGCTTTGTTTATCTGTTGTTCTGTTACACCCTCATTTAAAGGAATTTGAATGAGGTCTATCATTGCATCAGGATCACGTGCGAATACACCCGAACCACTAGCTCTATCCATTGACTTCTTGCTACCCTGTGAGCCTTTTGAGTGATGGTGACAGTAGATAACAGCACAGTTTAATGCACTGGCAACTTTGTCAAATTGGTTTGTAAACTTAGCCATTTGTTCTGCACTGTTTTCATCACCAGTAATGACTTTATAGATTGGGTCGATAATAACAGCAATATAGTTTTTCTTCTGTGCACGTCTGATTAACTTAGGTGTTAACTTGTCCATTGGGACAGCATTACCACGCAGATTCCATATTTCTACATTTCTTAGGTTTGGTCTTTGGATTCCTAACTTTTCGTACACATCTTTAAATCTGTGTAAGCAGCTGGCGCGATCCAATTCCAAATTTATGTATAGAACTTTACCTTGCGCGCAATCCCATTTATTAAGCCACTTACAGCCCTCTGCAATCGCAATTGTTAACTCAATCAATGCAAACGATTTACCAGCTTTAGATGGCCCTGCTATAAGCATCTTATGACCTTGTCTGAGTACGTCATTGATTAAACATGGCGATAATTCAGGAAGATTACTCCAATCGTCTTCAAGACTCTCTGGATCAGGTAAATCATCGTTAATTGATTCGATGTATTCTACCCAGTCATTCCAGGATTCCTTACCGATGTTGGTTGCAATTAGATACTGTCGATTATTGCCACGCTCGAAGCCAGGCATTCTACTTAAACGGCTTGGATTCTTGGTTGATGTATCTACATCCAATCCGTTCTGTTTGCATACTTTGAACAAGTAATCTACTCGTCTTGAGTATTCCTTTTCATTTGATGCTTCGATACGTACAATTGCATGAATGCTCTTGTTACCCGAGTGAACTAAAGCAGCGATCGGTAATTCGAGCTTTGTCATGAGTGAGTATTGCATATCGATGTTTTGGGTGTCTGATTCTACTAATGCATATTTGAAATCAGTAATATTGTCGATTTTGCAACCTCCACCATCCATAGGATTGAAACTTATCCATGCTCCACAATTGTGATCGTAATCATAGAACACATCTTCAATCCTTTTAGCATGGTCTAGTTCATCCATTAATCTGCCTGCAGTTCTGTCATAGTTTCTTTGACCAGGATGATACTTACCATCCTGATCTTGGAAACATTTGACACAATAAGCCACATGATCGTTAGGTGCGTAGATTACTGATAAATACTTCCTGATATCTTCAACTGGATTCCAATTCTTGACTTCAGGTAACTTCTCATAATCCATCATGCCCTTATCAATGACACGGTAGTTAAATTCAACGGTTTCGCCATCGAACAATTCACGCGCACCACCTTTAATGATTGGTTGGTAATCTGCAGAAATATACCCATTTTCGCTTGCCATCTTAAAGATGGTATTACCGGTGATTCCGGTATTGATGAATGAATTCCACTTCTTTTCGCATTCGCCTGCATGATAGCGGACACCATCTTGTGATGACCATCTATCCCATACGTCTACTGAAGCACCTTCATATTTCAGAGCCATACCTACGTTGCACCACTCTTGGTAGTTCAATAAGCTTGGGTCGATATACTCAAGTGCTGCACTTAAATCTTCTAATCTATCTTCCATATACTAATTTCCTTTTGGTGTATATTCTGCAGGGTTAACTCCTGACGGTATTCTCCAGTTGTTAGCAGAAATGCGTGCGATCATGTTGTTTGCATCCGTAAATTCCCATGTACCTACATGTGCGAATCCGCGTCCTTCTAAGAAACGAATCTGCTTAGGTGTAGATAGTCCAGCATCACGACGCTTTTGCAATCTATCCATGATAAGTGCGGCTTTACCTGCATTTTCAATTTCATCAGCAAAGATTCCAAACTTCTCTAGTGCATCTTTTTGTTTCTTGCTGACTGGTGCCATTTCCCATCCGAATGAAGGTGTATATCCTGTTAAATCTTCAGCTTGAATACTCATTTCAAACTGCAATGGATCTACAAGCTTGCGTTTACGTGTCTTCATTTCTTCGAGCTGTGCCTTTAGGGCTTCTTCTCTTTGTGCTTGTACATCTGAAGATGCTTCTTTTTCTGCTTCTTCAATGTCTTCAGGACAACCACTTTCTGCAAGATTTTCGGTCATCTTTTTGGCCACTTCTTTATCCGTACAGATGATGTCTGCAGGTCTGCAAAGTTCGTGTCTCTCAGACAGCCATAGGAAGTCTAGAATGAGCAAATCTTCTTTACCTGGAGAAAGTCTCGTTCCTCTTCCTACCATCTGACAATAAAGGCTTCTAACCTTTGTTGGGCGTAATACAACTATGCAATCTACATCAGGACAATCCCATCCTTCAGTTAGTAACATCGAATTGCAAATAACGTTGTACTTGTTATCGCTGAAGTCTTTGAGAATCTGTTCGCGATCGTCCGAATTACCGTTTACTTCTGCAGCTTTAAATCCGTGGTTTATCAAAATGTTCTTAAACTTCTGTGAAGTTGCAATCAGTGGTAGAAACACAACTGTTTTTCTATTCTTGCAAACTGTTTCCATTTCCGTAGCAATCTGCTCAAGATATGGATCTAACGCTGTTCCTATTTCGTTTGCTGAAAAATCACCTGCAGTAACAGAAACGTTGTTCATGTCAATTTTGAGTGGAACGGTTTGCGCTTTGATTTTGCATAAGTATCCTTCTTTAATTGCCTGTACGATTGAGTACTCATACGCTAACGATTGAAATAGACTGCCTAATTTACGCATATCAGAGCGTTCTGGTGTTGCAGTGACACCTAATACATTTGCTTGGTCAAAGTGCTCTAGAACGCGTGTATAAGTGTCTGAAACTGCATGGTGTGCTTCATCGACAATAATTGCATCAAAATAATCTTTATTAAACTTAGCAAGACGGCTAGGTCGCATAAGTGATTGAACGCTACCAACCACAACCCGATTCCATGTGCCTAGACATGACTGGCCTGCTTTTTCTACAGCACATGTAAGTCCTGTCATTCTGTGGAGTTTATCTGCAGCTTGATCAAGAAGTTCGCCACGATGTGCCATTACTAGCACTCGCTTACCTTCTTTAACTTGATCCTCAATTACTTTTGAGAAAACGACCGTTTTACCACAACCGGTAGGAAGAACGAGCAGAGTGTTCTTGACTCCGCTCGCCCATTCCTTTTCGATTGCCTGTCTTGCTTGTTCCTGGTACGGTCTAAGCTCCATTAGAAGCGACCGTTAGACCAGTTTCCTGCGTTAGGTGTAGGGTTGCCAGCTGTAGGCATTGCTTCAAGCGGTAACATCTTCTTGATATTGTTATATTCGCTCTTACCATCACTGCCCTTGCGATGATTAATTTCAGCACGTCCGCGCTTTCCAATCACGACTTCTTTTCTCCAATCAAATGTGATTGGTTCACCTTTCTTATGCATACCAACAGCATCGTAGAATGATGCAATCATGCCTAAGCAACCTTGATTGTTGTACATGTATAAATTGTGTTTTAAATCAACATCGCTACCATCTGTTGGATCCTTAAGACGTAATGTCAAGATAACTTGCTTGCATGGTCCGATTTTCCCTGAACTCTTTGGACCAGGTTGATAACGTGTTTCATCTAAATCAACTACAGTGAAATCATAAGTTCCTTCTGGAAGTAAGACGTACCCTTTGTCATAGTCTCCTAAATCTGCTGCAGAGACTGTCATTCCATCCATCAATTCTCCGCTCTGTTGTTGTGGTGCTGCCTGTTGACCATATGCAGGTTGTGCATATGGATTTTGATAATTGTTATACTGTGTCATTTTATTTTTCCTCCTATTTTAAAATGGCAAATCTCTATCTGTTTGAATCAATTCCATTACTGCTGGCCATGCTCCAATCAAGCACCCTTGAATAAATTCAGGATCATAATTCTTGATTGGTGTATCTTTCGTGAAATATCCCTTTATCGATACTGCACGTTGAATCTCTGATGGGTGCACTTGTTTAGACTTCATTAAGTCGGTTAACGCTTTAGGTAGTTCAGCCATGATAGCTTCTTCTTCAGCAGTGTATGGCGTTGGCTTCCATGTAGAATTAATTGATAAATGCGTATCTGTATTTGTTGTCCAGTTATTCACTTCAGGAATTGGTTGTTCTACAGGTTTAGTTTGTTGCACTGTTGTAACGGTGTTTGTTGCTATGGGCTGTGGCTGTTGCTCTTTAATTTGTTCAGTTGCCTTAACCTCATAGTTGTCACTGAATAGATGTGCAATCGGTTCGAAATTTAGTGGTAGTACTTCAGGTAAACCAAATCGATTTTTGGCATCCCATGTAGCTGCATGTTCGGTGTACATGATTCTTTCTTTACCACCTGTAGCTTTCTTTTTACCTGTGGTACCTGCGGTCTTGTCAGCCACTAAGAACTCACGGTAATTGCAGAACAGAATCAAGTCAGCCCATTCTTTAACTAGCTGGCAGTTATTACCATTCTTAGCTTGTTTTAGCTTTAGTTCATAGCGATCATAACTGCCTGTTTCTTCTGGCTTTGTAATTGTTCTGATAACCATGTGTGCAATTAGCACAACGTTTACGCCACGATTGATAACTTCAGTCAGAAGATTGAGCAGTCTGCCCATTTCTTCATTTAGGTACGTATAGCCTTTCGACCACCCAATATCCTCGATACCATTGACCTTCATTCCTGCACAAATCATTTCAATAGCTTTTGCTTCTGCCCAGTCTATTGAGTCAATAACTAGTGTTTTGTATCCTTGTGGATTGTTGAGAAACTCTTGAACTTCTGACATTAGCATTTGCCAAGAAGTCGGATATGGATAACGTGCAACGTTAAGAGCTCCGGAACCATTCTCTGCATCGATGAATAGTGGCTTAGGAAACTTGCTTGCAAGTGTTGTTTTACCAACGCCTTCCGTACCGTAGATGATTACTTTTAGTGGAGTTTTCACAACTCCTGTATTGATTTCAAACATTAGAATGTACCTGCCTTCCATGCTCCTGCAGGCTTGATTTCAGTATCTGCAGTTTTATTTCCTGACTTATCAACTGAATAGCCATCTTCAATAAAGATTGAACATTCATCTCCAGTTGATACACGTGTAGCGATTGCTTGCAGATTGTTTTCCTGCAGCCAATGCCCGAACTCATTCATCGTGTCAATGTCCATCTGCTCAAGTTTATCCAGGAGAACAAATCCACATTTTGGATTCGTTTTTCTTACGATTGCTGTAGCAACTTTTAACTGGTCTGATCCAGACATGTTGTCCCAGCGTTGGCCTTTATAAACTAGCTCACCATTATCTACAGATAGATTTTGTAGTGGCATTTCAACTCCGTTTAGAAGTTCCATGCGTGCTTTTCGAACTTCTTCAAGCTGTGTTGTTAGATCGCCATATTGCAGCTTATATTCTTCCGCTTCAGCTTGTGCGCGTTGTTTGTTCAAGTTGTCGCGAACCTTAGCATTGGTTGAATCAATATTTGCGATGCTTTCTTCAAGTTCAGCAGTCGATTCATCCTGCAGGTCTTTAGCGTTTGTGTTTGCAATAACTAAATCATTTGCAAGCTCAGTCATTTGTTCTTGCATTGCGTTTAAAGCTTTAGTAGTTTCTGCGATGCGTTGTTCTAATATTGTTTTCTGTGCTTCAAGGTTTTTGACTTGATTGCGCAATTCTTGATTATGGCCATTACGTGCCAGGATTTCTTGTTGTTGGCGGATAAGCTCTGCAGCACTTACGATTTCATCAGGAACGCCATCCCATTGAACCATTTCATCTGCATACTTCTTCTTTTGGTCTGCGATACGTCCGATTTCTGTTCGACGGTTGTATAATTCTGATTCCTGTTTATCAAAAATCGATAGCTTATCACCAACGCCGATAATTTGTAATAATGTGTTAGCTTTATCCTTTGTTGTTGAATTCATAAACTTTGGTAGATCCAAAGCAAATGTACTGATAAATGAATCTAAGAGTTTTTGGCCACCTTTTGCACCTGTTGAATCTAAAACCTTTAATGCGCCATTCTTTCCGGAGCGTTCTACGATGATTCCATTAGAAAGTTCGATATGAAGCTTCGGCGGAATCATTGAACCTTCACGATCAGGCTGTGAAGGCTTGTACTTCTCACCACCTAGAGCCCACGTTATTGCGTCTAGCACGCTTGTTTTCCCTTGGTTGTTCTTTCCACCAACCACAGTCAACCCGCTTGCTGTAGGCTCTAATTTAACTGCCTTAACGCGTTTCACGTTCTCTAGTTCGAGACTGTTGATTTTGATTGTTTCTTGTTGTTCTTCTTTTTGCATTTGATATCCAACTTCAAATAAGTTTGGTTCACTCATTTTTTCTTTCCTCCTTTTATGAACGATGAATCGTTGTAAACGCTATTGCTTTCCATGAACAATAAGCGATGTTTATTTCTTTTTTGTAATCGTTGTTGTACGTGATTGTTACGGACTCTGCAGACTCACGAAATTCTGTGTCTTTTTCATCCCAGTTCACTTTTACCGATTTGACTTTGCTATCGCATGCTTTTAGCAATGTTTCGAGTGCGAACTCGAACTCTCTACGCTGGTTGTCCGTCTTCATTTTCTGCACTCCAATCTAGATTTTTGATTTTCTCAACTCGCTCTAAAGCTTCAACGTACTGACGGTTAAAATCAGGACCGTCATAAGGCACGACTTCAATATCTTTTAGCCATGCATCTCTCTTAGCGAAGCGACCGTTGTTTTTAAAATGATTCTTCATTGATTTCAGCTTTCTCATAGATCCACACCTAGAACGAATGCGATGACCTTTACGAATAGCGCTCCGTAGAAGATACAAATGCCTAGTTTAAAGGCTTTGTCGCTGAATTTATTCTTTTTCATTGTTCTACCCTTTCTGTGTTAAAATGGTAGTGATGATTTAGGTTCATCACTTAAGCGCTCATGTCTTGCTGGACTGCGCTTTTTTTTGTTTGCTTCTCGTAGTTCTAAATCTTTAAGCAGTGCATCACGAGTGATGTGCAGAGCTTTTAGTAGGTTGTCCTTTTGAATCATGTTTGGCCATACGTCAAACTTTCCAAGTTTCTCGGTTTCGATGTTCTTAACTTGCTTGAATAAGGCTCTTGCTGGTTCTCGTGTCATACCCAGCAGAATCTGCACGTCTGTGATGTTCAGGTACGTCTTAGCAATAACCTCTTGCGGTGTAGCTGTTGTTTTCATTGCGGCTCCTTTCTACTGCTGGTTGACAATCTTGAATGCGACTTCTGCAGCTTTGATTTCTGCATCAACAACTTTGCTGATCTCTGAAACAGTTTTGTTGAATGCAACACTGTAGCTCGCAGGCTTGCTTTTCTCTTTTAGAATTCTGTTAATCAGGTTCGGCAAGTCTACATACAACAAATCTTCGTAAACTTTCTTATCCATGTTTGCCCCCCTTTCAAATTTCTAGTTGTACATCTGATAAATCTTCTTGCTTACAGATAAGTCATTAAGTTCAAATCTTTCTTTGGCTTTCATCAGGTCTACGGTATCTTCAAATTCAAACCATTCACCGCGTTTTCTATTAGTTTCAAAAAATTTATGTAATTTACTTTCGACTGAATACATATCGTCAACCTTAAATATCATGGTGATTTCTAAGTCAAATGGATTTGAAATCTGTAATTCAGTCAATCTTTGATAAGGGTCTTTTGAACACCCAATTTTGTAAAAATTAGTTGTTTTTGCTCTAATTACATAAACAAATTGTTCTGTATCTGCTTTTAGATTTTGAAAATTCGGAAAACGATATCTTTCAGGGTTTTCTCCGTATGCCTTTGCGATATCTGCGAAAACTATAGGGTTTTCTTCATCTAGCAACTCATCTTCCAGCCATAGTGTTGGTTTTAGAATTCTCCCGTCTGATAATTCGTAATAGCCAAATAAGTATTTATTAGGAAATTCATTTAGAATTTTTGTTGGTAAATACATTCCGTTTGTTAACTCTTCAAGAATTTTCATAAAATCTTGTGTAATAATCTTGTGCTCATCATTGAATCTGATTCGATGACCATTCCAGTTTTCAATTTTCATATCTTCTCCTTTCTATCGCTCATCCCCTTTCATATAATTGATTTGAAAGGAGGTGAAATCTGATGTTAAAATATAACGTTGATTCAGCACGCCAACTTGCAGTGGTGCTTGCTGAAAAAGCAATTGAATCAGGTCTTTTCCCTACAAGAAATAACGGCGAAGAACTAGCAGCAGAAATCACAAAATTTATTCGATATGTTGCTGATGACCTCTCGTCCGATATTCCGACCAAAAACGACTAAACACGATTTGATTCAACAAGTTTGGCAGTTGCTTCAATAACCGCTGGTAAAATGCTTTCAGTCTGCATACTGGAGGCATTTTTCGATTCCTTTTGAATCCAGTCACACAATGTATTGATTGTTTCTTTTACTTTGTTATCCATTCCATGCTCCTTTCTCCTTATATGACGTTTCGTCATATTTTAATTTAAAAAAATTTGTTGAATCTCTTCTGATTTTAACTGTAATTCACTTGATATGTCTCTAATCTCTTCAGCAGAAAACTGTCGCTTATTATTAATTTTATAGCTTAAGGATGCTCTGGAAATCCCTACTTTCTTAGCCAAAGTATCAAGCAAAATACCATTTTCAACCATTTTAGCTTTTAACTTTTTTGTATCTGTCATTCTATATCCTTTCTATGACGTTTCGTCATGTTTATATTATTCTTGATTTGATGTATTGTCAATAAAATTATTCGCCGATTTTAAAAAAATTGACGTTTAATCAAAAAAGTTTTAATATCTACTTGCAAGATAAGAGGAAATAATATGAATAATATAGGAGAAATTATTAAGAAATTGCGCGAAAGAAAAGGTTTGACACAAGAGGAGTTAGCTATGAAGGTTGGATATACATCTGCTACTACTATTAATAAAATCGAATCTGGAACTAATAAATTAAAACAGGAAAAAATCAAAATATTTGCAGATGTATTGGAATGCACTGTTTCCGAATTACTTGGCATTGACGAGATAAATAATTTACATCCTGTTTCTTCAATGAACATACGTAAAATTGCATTATACGATTCCATTTCCTGTGGCACTGGTGGTTTTGTCGAAGACAATATAATAGATTACGTTTCCCTTCCAGCTGAAATGTTCAGTTCTAAAAAGGAATACTTTGCACAATATGCAAAAGGTGATTCGATGGTGAATGCAAATATAAATAATGGTGATCTAGTTATATTTGAAAAAACATCATCTGTAACTAACGGGATGATTGGATGCTTCTGTATAGACGATAATATAGCCACTTGTAAGCGCCTTTCTATGACGAATGGACAAATTATCCTGTTGCCTGAAAATCCTTCTTATAATCCTATTATTGCTAACGTAGAAACGTTTAAATGTATCGGTAAGCTTGCTTTTGTAATTAATGATAGAAGAGAAGAAGGAGATAAATAATTATGACAGTTCAAAACGCTAATAAACGTAAACGGTACCACAAATATAAGCGTGGGCAATTTGTTATTGTAAGGTTTGGCGAAGGTACTGGTAACGAATTTTCAGGCACTCATCCTGCCATTGTCTTAAATAAAAATGATAACCCTTATAACGGTGTTCTAACTGTTGTACCTTTAAGTTCTAAGCCTCACAAACATTATCTAGAACTTGGTGAAATTTTAGATAAAAATATATATAATCTTTTAATGCTAAGTATGAAAGAACATCTTTCTTCGAATATTGAGGTAATTAAAATTTTAGAAAAATATAATACTGATAAAGAACTAAAAAACGATGAATATCAAACCGTCAAAATTCTTGAAGAAATTCACAAAGTAGAACCACCCGGTCTTAAAGAAGATTATAAAAAATTTGTACAGTTATATAACAAGTATAATTCGATGTTAACTAACTCATACGCAGTTATCACCAACATTGTAACCATAAGTAAATATAAAATAGTTAAACCCATAAATGACTTAGACCCACTTAAAAATCTTGTTGTCCAAACATCAATTTTAAATAAAATTGATAGCGAAATTATTACGCGCTACACGCATCACTTTGATTGACATTCTGGCCACGAATGGTATTATATGTATACAAATCTTAGCTATACGCTATTGTTTGGAACATATTTCGGCTATACGCCGCGGAAAGAAGGAGAGTCTGTCAAAGGAATCTCCTTTTATTTATTCAAATATTCAAACAAAAAAAGACCGACTGCAGCGAACAGTCGGACACGCAGTAAACACACAACCAAGTGCTTTTACTGTACTCAATTTTAACACGAAAGGATACCTTTATGGAACAGATAGAAAAGTATTTAGAAGAGATTGAAACAGCGTTATATAAAATGTCACCCACTGAACGAGAGCACTTAATGGAAGTTCTGCACATTGCATTCCCAGAATATTTCAAAAAAGATTTTATGTCATAAAATGCTTCAGAAAGGAGGCAACAAATGATCGGATACGATGAACTCAGAAAAACTTACTTCGTACAGGTCAAATATCGCGACCCTATTACGTTTAAACAGCGCACCAAGAAGAAACGTGGTTTCAAGACAAAGCGTGAAGCCAAGATCTATGAAGCTGAAGCAATGCAACAAGGGAACGATCCAAGCAATTTAACTTTTGAACAAGTAGCGGTCCAATGGGAAGAGTATGCATTGCCATCACAAGAGCAAATCCGCCGCCACCATGTTGCTTTTGAAAGAAGGTTTGCCGACTTATATAAACGTCCAATCAAATCAATTACCCGCGCACAACTCGTCGCATGGCGTGCAGAACTCGCTAATAGCAGCCAATGCAGAACAAAGATAAAGAATGATACCATCTCATTCGTTAAGGGCGTATTTCGCTATTACTCGACGGTATACAACGTTGTTGATAACAGCATTATCCTAAAACGCCTTAAAAAGACGGATAAAGAAATAATGCAGGAAATGAACGTGTGGACTGTCGATGAGTTCAATCAATTTCTATCCTGTGTCGATAGTCCACTTTATGCTCTCTTCTTTGAAACGCTGTTCTGGACTGGAGCACGTCGTGGTGAGATTATGGCGCTACAGAAGAGCGATTTTGATGGAAGTTGGCTAAATATTCATGCCAGCATAAAACACTTCGTAAACGGCTTAAAACCGACCAAAACAAAACAGTCACGAAAAGTATGGATTGACGATGGCCTAAGAAAGAGATTGCAACCATTATTGACTATTGACGGTGATTTTCTCTTTGGTGGGATAACTAGCCTCCCTATCACGCAGATACAAAAAAGATTTACAAAAGCAATAGAACTATCTGGTGTTAAAAAAATACGCTTACACGATCTACGTCACAGCCACGCTACAATCCTAATCAATAGTGGTGTGAATATCGTTGCCGTATCCAAGCGACTCGGCCACGCATCCATCGAGCAAACACTACAGACATACACTCATTTGCTAAAGGATACAGATAAATTCCTGAACGAAACAATCGAAAATATGCGAAAAAGGTGCCAAAAAGGTGCCACAGATAAAGAAAAGCCTTTGAAATAAGGCTTTTTAATGTTATGGAGCGAGCAACGGGAATCGAACCCGCACATCAACCTTGGGAAGGTTGCATTCTAC